GTTCAGCCTGAGCCGCCATTTCGGCGGTTGGCTTATAAGATTCCTCGGCTAATTCAACCGAGCAACAATCTTTTTTTTTTTCGGCCTCCATTGAAACGGGAGCCGCTGGCGTTGGCTCAGGTGCCTGCATCCTTAACGGCGTATTTGGAACGACCGTAATCGTTAAACCGGGCATTTCCCAACTCAAAACGGCCTCAAATGCTTTGGCTAATTTTCGTTGCGCTGGCTCAATAACTTGATTCGTGAAAATTTCCAAGCCCACCGCCATTTCATCTTTATTCGACCCGAATCCCGTTGCCACGTCGCGAATACCAAAAAGGAGAGGCGTAGTTACGCGGTGAGCGACCATAATTAATGAGGTCGATTCGGTGCTCAAAAATTGGTATTGTTTGTCGGCATCACTCAGCGGAAAAGTAGTAATATCGGGTTTCGGAGTGTCCCTCTCGTTGAAAGTCATTATAAACTTTCCCGCGTTCTTCGCCCCCGTTAATTCGCGTTCCCAATCGCGTTTCATTTCCCTTTGTTGCTCAGGGTCGGGGGCGCCCTGAAACATTGAAACGATAAACGACGGCATTAAGCCATTTACAATATTATTGATGTGATAAACGCTTATTTCCTTCGCGAGTTCAATCGAATTTATTGCCGAATAATAGTCGGGACGCGGGTAAAATTGAGCCCCTGTATAATTATAACAATAATAAATCTGTCTCGGTTCCTCGCCCTTTTTAGCGAGGTTGAAAAGCGGGATAAATTCGGGCTTGTTTCTTTTGCGCTTAATGGCCGCCCAGTCGTTCGAATGCCAAACACCTGTAATTTCTTCTTCTTCTCCGTGAATACCTAAACGGCATTCCTCAAAAGGAATATGGCGCAACTTGGCGACGTTCTCGCGATCGTAAGTATAGATAACTTCGATGTAAAACCCGCCGTATTTTTTATAGTCGTGAGCGCATCCGTAAAAAACCTCATACGTGTTTAATTCATCTATTCGCTTTTGATAAACCCCCGCCGCCAAATCTTTCCCCGCTATCATATCGCCAATGGAAATACACAGCGAACCGTGTACGGCTCCCGTTTGGGCGAGTTCGCGGAGATATTGGGGAAAAAGATTATTTACCCCGAAGAGCTTCACACTTACGGCATTATTTAGAGTTTTATCCATTGTAAATTATATCGTCGTTAATAGTTATATTAGGCAAATCGTAATATGTAGTCGCGTCGCTCATTACCGCCCAACCTATTCGACACAATCCAACTACCGAAGCGTCGTTAGGGTTCAAATTTACGGCCGAATTTTGACCATAAACGGAATAACGATAACGCCCCGAAATGGTGAGTCCTGCTGTTGTAATTATGAGCGTCGTTATTCGTTGGTTTTCGTTAAAAATGGTTGCCACCTGAGCGAGGTCGGTTCCTGTTGTGGAATTTTCCTCGTGCGTTAAAATTACTAAATAATTAGTAAACGCCGCCGCGAAATATTGGCGACTCTCATCGAGTGAAAGCCTCAAGATTTGCCCCGCTTGGTTGGTTGTTAAATATTCCATTTTCTATAAAAAAGGGGCGGGAATTAACCCACCCCCGTTTAATGAACTAAAACCCTATAACTATGAATTAACGACGGTAATTCCCGTGAAATTATCGAAAGGAACCGAGGTATAAGGCTCGAGGAAATCGGGTTGACCCGGTTCCTGAGCGTTTAAGGTAAATTGGTATCCGTTCAAATCGCCTTTAGCCTTTCCCGATTGATACGAACCCGTAGTAAGGAAAGCGCCGTCGGTACGTCCAACACATACGATTTGATCGTCGTACAACTGAACGAACACAATCAATTTCGCCTTGCTCATATTCTCGAGCTCTTTTTTCTTAGCGTTCGAAAGTTTACCGAGAGTGATTTCAACCGACTGGTCGTAATAAAGCGTTCCGTTTTCGAGGTTCGCCGTAGGTACAACGGTAACGGCTCCAGTATTGCGGTTCGGTTGATATTGGAAAACGTCAACGCTTCCCGAGGTGCCCGGTAGGCCGTCAATGAGGCCCGTCGCTGGGTCTATTGTTACGCCTGTTGAGAAAAATTCCCAGTTGGCAATATAAACGTTTTTTACCCCGCCAACCCCTTCGTTGCACTCGAGCAAAAAACCGTGTTCTAATAAACAAGCCATTGTATTATATTTTTAAAATGGGGGCTTTTACACCCCCGTTAATATTAATTAGAACCAAGTTCCGTACGCGGCAATTTCATTACCGATACCAAACTGACAACCCGCGTAGAATTTAGCTGAAAAACGTACGTTATCTTCAGCCAATTGGCCCATATCGACAACCTGAATGTTATTCCAGTCACCGAGAATGTTCGTACCGAACCAAAGATTCGATTTTTGAGCCATTACGATAGTATCATCAGGCATACCGGGGCAAATTGCCATTTGGTAACCCAAATAAGACTTTGGCATTTCAGGGCCGCCGTAAGTGTACCAACCGTTTCCAGCCGCCGCGCTTGCTTGCATGAATGCTTCCCAAACGTTTTGAGCGATGTAAATAACTGGCTTTTCGGTTGAACGCTTAACAGCTGTTGGACACTCGGCAACCGTCAACGCAATTTTAGCGATAACGTTTGAAGAATCGATAGCAACGGGAGTCGCTACGAAATTAACGCCCGAGCCGCCCGCGTTCATCAAGGTCAAAAGACCGTCGTATTCGCCAGTTGTAGCGTTAGCGCCAGTCCACAAAATTTCTTCGTTCTTTGCCGCGATTCCCTCGAGCATATTTGCGATAAGAGTATCGGCCAACGCTGGCTCGAGTTCGCCGTCTTGAACGAATGACGCGCCCCAGTCAGCGAGGAAAGTGTTTTTACACAAGTTGCGTTGAACTTGGAACTTTTCGAGAGTTAGTGTGCGCTCGGTAATTGTAACCGTACCCAGTGGGGTAAAATCACAAGTTGGAGCCTCGAAAGTGATGTTATCGACTAGCTTTTTTACAACCGCTTTGTAATCGATGTTTTCTTTTACGGTAACGTGCTGTAATGATTCGTTGGCCAAAAATGCGGCCTTGATGTACTCCCCCGCGTATTTACCCGCGTAGGTAGTGGTCAAACTTGTAGTTGTTGCCATTTTTTAAATTATTTGATATTTTCAATGTTTTTAATGATTCTTTCGCGGAGCGTCATTTGAGCAAAAGACTTCTCTTTTTTATCAGCGCCCAAAACCACGCGCTTTTGTTCCTTCACTGACGGCGCGGCGGGTTGCTTTTTCAGCGAACTCAATTCGGTTTTCGTGTTTTTCAATACCGCTGAAAGTTCTTCGATTTTATCCTCGGCCTTTGTGAGCTCAGCATTCAAGGTTGAGTTTTGACCCTCGAGGGATGCAACGCGCTCGGTTAGCTTTTCAATAGCTGAAAGCAAATCGGCCGAACTCATTTCTTCCTCCATTTCAGGAATACCCATTTCGGCTATTTGCCCGAGTTCGTTCACGTCGATAAATTCGCCCGTCTCGAGCTCATAACGACCCTGAGCCGCTGGCATTTTATTGCCTTCTTCATCTTTCGTATAAACGTCGACGCCAATAGCGAACGATTCGGCGCTCGTGAAAATTGGAGTACCGTCCTTCAAACGGGCCTCAACTTCTAAATTGACTTCGGTTTCGAGGTTTATCCCGTATGCCTTCGGGTCAATGGCGAACTTTTGGAATATCGCCGCGATTGATTCTTTTAAATTACTCATTTGTGAATTTCTTTGTTGAAATAACGGGGCTATAATCCTTTTCCCTATTTTCGCGAAAACAACTAAATAAAAATGAGCACTTTAAAAGCACTTGAAATTTTAGGCCTCCCCGAATCGTTCGCTCGATTTGAAGGCCGTATAACAACTCTCACCACTCGCCCACATCGTATTATTGAGAATTATGATACATCGAGCGGTTCATTGAAAATTTATTACACCCTCGAAAAGCTGCCCGAGGTAACTTCCCTTTTTGGCCTGTATCCTTTCAACTATTTGGCGAATTCTATTTACCATATGGGCTTTAATATCGAAAGCGATGGGCCCGAGGGCGCCGTATTAATGAACCCCGGTAAATGGGTTGTTCATCCCGCTATTTCGGGCCTAGCGGGGCAAAATGTTTATTATGTTACTCAAAAAATAAACGTAACAGAAACGGGAATAGATTTTAGTTTTGAGCCTTACGAAACCGTTGTTAACGGAATCGCTGAGGATATGAAAAACCCGCTCATCCGTATTCCATACCACGCGCGAACGATCGTAAAAGGAACGGACGGCAAACCGAAAATTATGTGGACTTCACGCTACCCAGTAACTCCGAAAAAACGTTTCCGCCGCGACGATTTTGTGAAAACGTTTAACGTGACAATGGACGCGCATATTAATAATACGCGGCAAACGTGGAATATTGAAAAATGCGATAACTCGAAATTTATAACGAGCATCGGAATGGATATCGAAACAAACCCATTCAACAGCGACCTGAAATCAGTTGTTTACATTAACGGCGTCGACGCCTCAACCTTCAACTATAAAACGCTCGTTAACTCATTCGGTAAAACATACGACGGTTTTATGTGGCAATGGCGTTTAATGAACGGGCCTCGAGTTGGAACCTTTACAACCGACAACGTTTACGGCTCAACGCTGAACATACCAATCACGGGAGCGAATTCAACTATTCAAGTCGAAAGCGGCTCGGCGAATGCTTATAACGATGCAACGCGAACACTAACGTATAACCCCAATTTAACCGAGGAGGCAACCGTTATTGCTTATATGGAATTTTTGCCCGCTGGAGGTAAAAACGAAAATTGTGGCCGACAATTAAATTTAGAGACGGGAATAGAACGCTTGTTTTAACGTGGTTTTGTTAATTGTGTATGCAAAAGGGCCCGACGTTTCGGGCCTCTTTTGTTACCAAAACACTAGAACAATTAACCACTAAATCCACACAACAAGTTTTCGAGCTCGATTAAAATTTGTTCTTCGAAATTAACCGCCGTCATTTGCACCGCCATTTCGTGAAAGTGGCCCTCGATGCTGAATCCTTTAACGACGCCGTCCTTAACCTCGCTCCATATTTCATCGTCAGTTACATTGATTCCAACAACCCAACTCCCCACTGGGGCCGATAGCCCGAAATGGTAGGCTTTATCCTTTTCGCCTTCGATAATCCAACTTTCAACAACAGGGCAACCCATAACCGAAAATTCATGTTCGATTGTTGTGTTGTGTTGTAGGTTTTTCTTCAGGTATAAATGAGCGCACTTGGCCACCGTTTCGGGTTCGAAATAGATATAATATTCGTCGCCCGTCACTTTATCTATTCGCATTATATATTTATTAGGAATGAGCGCGGGGCCGTAAACCATTCGGCGCTCTTTATTCACGCTTGCGAGTTTAACCGAATTGAGCGCAATAAAATTTTCCTCGATTGCGGGGAACTCAACGAGGGATATTGCCCCAACACCGAGTTTACCACTTTCGTCAATTACGCACTTTACTATTTTTTTCTTTTCCATTTCTTTTTTTATATTTGGGCACTTGTTTTTTTCATATACTTAATTTTTTCAAGGGGCCCTCAATTATTTGGGGGCTTTTTGATTTTATAAACGGCTTAAGTCCTCAACTTTCGAACGGGCCTCCATACTTGACGCAATATCGGACGCCAAAACATAAGCGGGTTGAATTTGCTGAGGTTGGTTTAGGTTTAATCCAGCGAGCGGGTTGAACTGGGGAATACCACTCGAGGCCACGCCCTGCGATGCTAAATCGCCACCACCACCACCGCCGCCGCCACCACCTGAGGGCGCGGGGC